GCTATATTGACAGATAGGATATTTACTCATTGTAAGAATATATATGAATATGACAAGTGCTTTCGTTGTAGGTTTATTACTTTATGGCTAATGGTGTTAAATAACAAGATATGACCGAAACTTACTCTAATGAGAAATGTGATCGGTGTGGTAATGAACGCATGAGAAAAATGACCGAGTGCCACCTTATATGTGAGAACTGCGGTTCACACCTAGATTGTAGTGACAAAGGAACTGTATGGTAATTGACTATTCTTAAGCGTTTTCCACAGTTATATGCTGTCCTTATCCCCGCCATAAGCGTGCCTATTATGGTGTATATATCTTTACTAGTGCTAAATATGTAAGCCTAGTGCCTTCTTACCTTTGCTATGATTGCAAGCGTGACACCTATGATAGGAATCATTTCAAGTGTGTCTATTCCGTATAGTAGAAAGTCTATTGCTATTCCATGTCCATGCAATATGCCTTGCCCGAAAATACACTCCAAAGCCCACCATGAATGAGGTATTTGAAGGTAAAGAACAACCGCCGAAATGATAAGGCTCTTAGCCATGTGTCGTTCATACCAATCGAAAAATGACTTTAACATAACAAGTTCATATTACACATCAATATAACTCTAACGCTAATTAGCCGAAACTAACTCCCGACTAATTCACAATTATTGAAAAACCAATTAGTAAACCAAAACCATAGGTCGTCTATACAAATCATCCCTGACCGAAATGACAGGTCTTAATATGCTCTACAACCGCATCCGAATCTTTGAAGCCTTTTCTACCACACCATATACAATGCCGAATATTATATACGTTACTCAAAACTTAGCACCACAACCTATACAGGTACTATATCCAGTCGAGTGACCATCATTCTTTCCCCAAGTCCACTTCCAACCTTTAGTGGCTTTGCACTTTGGACATTTTTCAATACTCAAAATTATACATACTCCATTTCATCATAGCAAGTATATACATCAATCGTCAATACCCTTCCATAATTCCCAAGCTAATAGACCGCTGACAACCCAAAAGGTAATCCAAAACACAGTCATAGAAAGTATCATACATAGTATAACGTTCACGTATATTTAATTTAAGCGTTTAGATAAACTTATATATAAAGACCACCCGAAATATAATAGATTAAGTATTAAGGTAAAAAGGTAAAGAACGTAGATACGTCATACCTCTTAATGCTTTCTGAATTTTAGCATATTCTTCTACCGGAACTCTTACATTTTTATATCTTCTATTTGCAAGTACCATACATTTATCCGAACAAAATTTACTTACCCCCTTACGATTCCCGGCTTTGATAATATTATTTCCACAAAACACACAATTCTTTTTAGAACGCTTAGTTACATTTTCACGCCTTCTCTTATGATAACCGGATTCTTTTCTTGCTTCATTTCTACATTTGGTAGAACAATACTTTACATTAGTTCTTATTTTAAAGAATAAACTTTCCCCGCATTGAATACATTTTTCACGTTTAATTTGTTTTGTTTTCAATAAAAAAAGAAGGGAAGATTAGAGATATAAATCTATCTAATTCTTAACTGCTTGGGCAAGCACTCCATGAGCAAGCCATACAAGTATGACACCCACCTGAATTAATTATAATACCCCCGTCTTTACAGTTTGGGCATTTTGAAATTTCTTCGTTGGACATAAGTAAAGTTAGTAAGATCTAGGCTCATATAAAGTTAATTGAATATAAATCTGACTTAGTTCAAAACTATTTTAAATATGCTTTCTAAGACTTGAAGTATTCTAAGTCTTAAATCCAATACTTCAGTATCAGCACCACTATCTAACTCAACAGATGTTGAAGATGTTGGTAATGTTTGTTGTGGTTCACTTCTTGGAACATTTACAACAACTGTTCCCGAATCACCAAATTGATCTTTCCAAACATGAGTTCCGACATTTAGATCCTCAGTTATCCAAGTTGCACCGACACCGATACTAATGTCAATACCGCCAAGATTTTCAAAATGAATTGTTTCGTATGGGTTCAAGTTAGTTACCCTGAAAGTTTCACCGAGAGTTATCTCAGTATATTTTTCTAATGTATGGTTAGCACCAGTATGAATTATTGGCACTATATTGGCACTAGTTGAATTTGTTGGCACTATTGGTGTTGTTGGTTGTGGTGGTGGAGTTTCAACTATTGGAACAGGCTTTGCTTCTATTGTAAGTAAAGAAACTATTTCGTCATCTAAATCTGTAAAGTAATAGACTCCGGGAATAAAACAATAGTTACCACAATCTGCATTTGGTAATTCTATTGTGATTGAATCATTTGGTTGAAGATAAACTTCATCAAACCAACCCCATGAAACAAAATTATAATTTGTATCACTCTCATTATGAATTGTGATACTTCCGCCTTCCATTACTGTTGCTTCAAATGGGTGATCCCAAATTTCAATATGTGAAGGTGTTTCTGCGTATGCAATACTTGTTAGTGGTATTGCGATCAATGCAAAGAGTATTAGTTGTGTTTTCAATAATTGTTAAACACTAAGTAGTAATATAAATGTATCGAAAAAAGGGTTAATGGAATTAAAGATCAAAACATTCTTGTATTCCACAGTTGGGGCATTGTTTACATACTTCGTGTATTGCATCACATTGGATACAATAATCTGTCCGTAAAGACATAACTTTTATATACGTCTATTATATATAAAGTTTTGTAAATGTCCACTCGTGGTGTATCTCAACCACGAGGGTATGTGATGAATCGTTTATATCTTCCGACTCCACACATGAACGAACTTTAGCCTGACTCCCCTAAGGTTCATTAATTAGTAAAAATTATAGTATATTAATTATCTTCTTTGTCGTCATCAACGTCATCACTAAGATCAACATTATCCCAATCCTTTTCTGCTTGATACATTACTTCTAGTTTTTTCTTTAAATTTATATCATCTTCTGACATTTCCTTATCCCCAAAATAAGCGGACATTATGCTAAGCATACGGGAAAGTTCCTTTGCACCTATCTCTACATAAGACATAATTATTTTTTAACTAGATATTATATAAATTAAATTAATCTTTTTTATCGTCAATACCTTTATCGTTCTTACCTAACAGGCTTTTTACTGAACGTTTTTTCTTTACTTTTTTTGGTTTTTCCTCTTTTGTTACTTCCTCTAATTCATCAACACTTTTTTCCTCTTTAAATTGTTGTTCCCAAGTGCCATTAAATTCTGCCATAACTTGATTCATTTTACCTTCTGAAAGTAATTTAATTGCTCTATTATCGAGGGTAATTCCGGGAGCAAGTCTAAGGAGTCTTGCTAAGCCATCTGCCATATTAAGATCTGCCATTAAAAATTGATATATATACTACTATTTAATCTTTTTCGTTCCTACACAATTCCACCCTAGACCGCATTTTTCACATAATACCACAACGTCTATAAAATAGACTTCGGGATATTCAGGTTCTTTTCTTTCCTGAGATTCTTCCTGATTACAAGAAGCCCCACATGACGGACAATATTTCATATATTTTTTATATATGTCCAAAATATAAATCTTTATATGTGCAACTTTTTTAATTTGTTATGAACAAAATTTTAGTAATAACTGCAATAACAGTTTTTGCTTTATTATTAACTATTCCACTTAACACATTTGCCCAATATCCTGATCCTGATAATGTATATGATAAATATGAATATCTTGGTGTAAGACATGATACTAATCCACACGTTTGTTTGTTTGAACCTAACCCAACTCATGTTGATTGGAATTATTGGAAAGATGTAGAATTTGAATCATGGCGTGCAATACTTGATTGGCAAGTAGAGATGACAGAATTTTTACCTGAAGGTGATTGGAGTATGTATATACATTCAACAGTTCCTTACCATGAACATTGGAATAAAACACCTGATGAGTATAGACATTGTAATATATTTTTAACCTATGAAGCATTTAATGAAGATCCTGATAACAAGGCTTTAGGATATACAGGTATTGATTTTGCTAAAAGTTCCCACAAATTTACATTCATAGTTGTATATCTACACGCAACAAACAATACTGCACTAACATTGAATTTTGCAGATGGTTATAAAGATCCAGAAACAGGTCTTACTAAATTTGAAATTAATCTTGATAGACAACAATTACCATTACAAACTGTTTACAATATTGTATTACATGAACTTGGGCATGGTCTAGGTTTAGGACATTATGAAAGTGCATACCCACTAGGATATGATCGTTCTACAATGACACCAAGTCTAAAACCATTTAATAGTAATGAAGTTTTTGAAGTAAAATTGACAGATAAATTTATGCTTGGATACCTTTATGGAACTGATGGTTATAAAAAACCGCAACCAATTTTCGTAGATGATTATTGTTTATTTGAACATGGATTAAAAGTCATAGGTTGTTATTAAGATTTATATAATAGAACGTTTTTAAAATAATATGCCTGATAAAAAAGATCCACATGAAAAACAATGGCGGGATTTATTGGAGTTATATAATAGTAAACATGAAATGACTAAAGAGGATTTTTATAAACGTAGAGCCGAAGCTTGTCAAAGACTATTAGACAGGTATTGCTAACTTTAAATAACAGAAACCTTTATTAACTATATGATCTCAAATGACGAATTTTATCGTGCTATGGAGCAAAAATTTGCCAACGTATTTAAGAGAATGGACACCTTACATAAGGAAACACAAGAAGATATAAATTCTATTAAGGAAGAAGTCTATGAACTTAAACGCCAAACTGATGCTCATATAGCCGTTAGTGAAGCATTAAAAGAATTAAAACAAACTAAAACAATGTCTAAAAGAATGAGAATAACTATTATTTGTGCTATTATTCCTGCTATAATTGCTTTATTTACACTTGGGGTTCGTCTATAAGAATCCAATCATTGAATACCCAAAACATTTGTTCAATAAACCATTCTTCCTGTTCTGTATTACTAATATCATTTAATCCCATCATAGCAAAACATTGATGAATTGTTTCTTCTATTGAAGTATATATAAGATCCTGTTCACTAATATGTTTATGTAGTGTAATCCAAGTTTGTTTAGATTCCTCATAACATACTCCTTTTTCTTCACAATCTTCCCGATTAATTATACGCATATTTTGAGGTCGCCATTTTCTTGACATGAGAAATATAATTATGACAAGAATTTAAGTTTACTGTATTACGACTATGATCATGATCATACTACCTTTATATACTACTATGAGCATATAATCATACTATATATGATCATATACTTATATCAGGCATTTTTTCACTTATAAAGCTTATGATCATGATCATGATCATAGGTAGTTTTATATGGAAGGATCTTTATTATTCTACATGGTTGTAATCAATCCAGCAATAAAACAACAGCTTAAAGATTTAAGAAAAGTTCCATATAACTCTATAAAGAAAGAATCAGCAGTTATAGTTGAATTACCAATAGGACAATTAAAAAATCACGATTTGGCTAGGGCATTATATATAACTAATAATGCTTTTATTAAACTTACTCAAAAACAAATGGCAGTATTTGATATTATCAAACAATGTCAAAAAGATATAGAAGAAGTTACAAATGATGATGAATTAACTAAGGAAGAATTAATTGAAAAAGTTAGAGAAATTATTCTTGATCGACCTGACGTTTCACATCCTTTAAAACCTTCTTCCGATGAGGATAAGGAATCTTAACACCTTTTTTAGCAATATAATAAGTTCCTTTTGGATTAGGTTTTCCCCAAAATGCACCAATAGCATAGTTATAATCACAATCAAATTGATCAATAACAATATCATCTTTTATGGTATATACCGTAGCAGTTGCCATACAGTTATATAGAACAAGCTGTATTAAAAGTTATGGATATTAAAAAATTAAAAGGAATTGGTGATGGAACAGCAAAGAAATTTGAGAAAAATGGAATTACAACAGTAGAGCAGTTATTCGTTATACCACCACCTAAAGTAGCAGAAATGCTAGGAATTGATAACGATTCCGCTATGGAATTATTTAAAAAAGCAAGATCAGTTTATGATGATTCACCCGTATTTCAATCAGGTTTAGAAGCAAAATCTGAAGATCAAGACTTAGAAAAAATTTCAACAGGAACTAAGTCACTTGATAAATTGTTTACAGGGGGGATTGAGTGTGGTGCTACAACTGAAATATATGGGGAGTTCGGTTGTGGTAAAACACAATTTTGTCATACAATGGCAGTAAGAGTTCAACTTCCAAAAGACAAAGGGGGGCTAGAAGGTAAATGTGTTTGGATAGATTCAGAAGGAACATTTGAGCCATCACGAATTAAAACAATAGCAGAATCAGTTGATATTGATGAAGAAACTGCTCTTAATAATATTATAAGAGCCAAAGCATATAATTCAGCAGATCAATATTTAATTCTTCAAGAATTAGAAAAATTATTAGTAGAAGATGAAAAAATTAAATTAATTATTATAGATAGTGCAACGGGATTATTTAGACAGGATTATAGCGGTAGAGGTATGTTATCTGAACGACAAAAATACTTAGATGAATTTTTAACTATGGCTTCTAATATGGCAAATTTTCATAATATTGCAATTATATGGACTAATCAAGTAATGATTAATCCCGGAGTTTTCTATGGTGATCCTGTAACTGCTATTGGTGGAACAGTTTTAGCACATAAATCTACTTATAGAGTATATTTCAAAAAATCAGGTGCATATAGAATGGGTAAAATGGTAGATAGTCCGAAACACGCACAAGTAGAGGTTATGTTTGGTCTTAGTGAAGAAGGAGTAGTAGATCAAGAAGTAGCAGAAGAAATAGAAAAAAGACGAAAAGCGGAAAAGGCTAAAAAGAAGCGGGAAGAAAAGAAAGAAGAATCTGAGTAGGTTTATATTAGCGATCTGATCGATAAAATCATTGACAACTTGTGAATTATGTAATGGAAAACTAATAAAAATGACTTTTAAACACAAAGGCGAGCCATTATTCGTGTGTGAAAACTGTGAAGAAGAATATATTTAAAACTTTATATACAAAGAACACTTTGGTCATATATGGGATTCTTTAGCAAGATTAGGGATAATTTAGACGTAAGGAACTTCAAAGTGGTAGAAAAAGGGGATTATGAGCGAGTAACCCAAGACCATTATTCCATGCGTAAAGCAATAAATGATGAGTATCTTCATTCAAATAGTAGGGCAAGTACACCATATCCTTTCATGGATACACCTGATGGAAGTAAAATTCCAATGTGGCGTGTTGCACCAAACAGAATGTATGAATTAGCAGATTATGTAGGTGATTTAAGAGCAGTTATTGAAACTATTCAACGAGAAATGTTCAGAAATGGACTTCAAGTTATTCCAAGATACCACCATAAATGTTTAGTTTGCCTAAAAGAATATGAGCAAAAACCACTAAAAGAATACGTTTCTTTACAAGATGCACAAAATAAAGCAAAAGAAAAACTTCAATGTACTGAATGTGGAAATGAAAATCCTAGAAAATGGGCAAAACCTGATCCAAAAAATAGACAGATTTTGCAAGCACTTTTAGATAGAAGGGTAAATAATAACCACCAAACACTCAAAATTGTTGCAAGACAAGCTGAAAGAGATTTAGATATTATTGACGGTTGTTATGTTTTAGTAACAAGAAAATGGGCTATAAGAAAATTAAACACTCCTGATGAAACAACAGGTGCAACAAAAGAAGCAGTAATGAATATAAATGATAGTAAATTAGATGAAATTATAAGAGTTCACCCAATTCAATGTAGTATAATTGCTAGTGATGAAGCAGTTCTTGGCTTAGGTGCAGATGGTAAACCACGATATATATGCCCACAATATGAACATAGAGATACTGTTTTAGAAACACCTGTATGTCCAAAATGTGGTTGTAAGGCATTTAACGCATTTATGGAAACTAATAGTGTTCCTTATGGAGTTCCATTAAGTAGTCCAAAGAAGATGTATTACAGTCAAAAAGAAGTAATTTGGATTCCGGGAAAATATTATCCTGATGTTTTATATGGAAATTCCCCAATTCAATCAGTATGGAAAAAAGTATTGTCATTAATGTTCCAAGATGAATATATGTGGAAATACTTTGATAAGGAAAGACCACCAAAAAGTTTGTTAGTTATGGGTAGTAGAAACCAAGAATCAGTTGCAGCTTTCATGGAAAAACAACGTCAAGGTGCAAGACAAGATCCATATATGCCTAGACCGATCTTACTAAATACTGAAAATGTAGGTCAAGCACTTCAATTTGTTGATCTTACACCAAACTTTAAGGAACTCGAATTAACTGAAATGAGAAAAGAATTAAGACAAATTATATCAACTGTATATGGTGTTCAACCATTATTTTATGGTGAACAGGCTAAAGCAGGATTAGGAAATGAAGCACTTCAAGTAACTCTTACAAACAGAACTATTAAGTGGTTTCAAAGATTTTTGAACGAGCAGTTCTTTGATGAGATTAGCAATATAATGGAAATATATGATTGGAAAATTGAATTAGTAACAAGTGAAGAAATTGATGAACTTAGAGAAGAACAGGTTAGAGGACAAAAGATTGATAACACCGTAAAATTATATGGTATGGGATTTGATGTTGCATTTGATGGCGAGAATAACATACTAGTATCACAATATCCAAACCCTGAAAAACAGGAAATGATGATGGGCGGTGGAATGGGTACAGGGGAAAATATTGGCGGTGGAAAAAATGATAAAACAAAATCAAGTTCACCTAAAAAAGAAGGTGAAGCCACAAACTTTGATGGCGAGCCAAAATTAGCAAGACCAAGTGATAAAGTAGGAACAGGTGCAGGCGATCCAAGAGGATCAGGAACAGGAACTACATTAAGTAACAAAGCAGATATAATTAAAATTGTTAAAAAAGGTATGAGTCAAACAGAATGGGAAAAATTTTTGAGGGAACAGGTGGATAATTCTTAATGAAATACAACTGTCCTTATTGTAATTTTACTAGCGAAAATAAAGGATCTTATCATTTACGAGTTGAAGATATGGAAGAAATATTTAAGCACGAAAAAACACATAAGGAAAATGCAATCTGATACTGAATTAATTCAAAATATAAGAGATTATATGCAAAAAAAGCCATGGCAAAGTGCTTGGGATATTGTTCAATATTTTGAATCTCAAGGTGTTCCACCGCAGAAAGTTTTATATGTCCTTAAAGAGATAGTTGAATAATGGGTAAAAGATTTGGTTGGACAGATGATGATGGCTTAGATTCTAAGGATAGAATTAGAGCAAATGATCTAAAAGAAAAGGCAAAAAAAGAAAATCAACATACAAAAAATTTAAGACAACGTGTTCAAGAAGATGAACAAACAAAAATCAATCATTATAGTGAAGGTTATTGTTACGGTTGTAGCACTTATGATAAAGTAATTAGTACACTAGTCTATATGTGTGGTGAATGTATGGAAAAAAGAGGAACAGAAGGTTTAATGTGTTTAATCACTAAAAAAACAAGTTGGGAATTATGTGATATACACGCAGATTGGGTTTTTAATGATTCATGGCAGATAAATTGTTCTTTATGTGATAAATGTATGAAAAGATTATCTTTAGTTCATAAGGCATATAGAAAAGCAGGTGGAAGAAATAATGCACCCGATGAAAAAATTAGAAGAAAATTTTATGCAAGAAATCCCGGTGAATATTTAGGAAATGGAATAACTAGAGATCAAACTAGGGATCAACGTTTTGCGAATGGATAGCATTTAGTTTTTCAACCTGTGATGGCTCATCTTCTATATCTTCCCAATGAAATTTAACCATTTCAGTATTATAATCAACTATCATGTGAACTGAATTTGTGCTAAAATCATAATACCACTCACCCATTAAAGTCATTTTTTTATGTGGTAGTTCTGATCCATAATATATACATTTTTTTGCAAACAATGGTTTTGACCAAGGTAAAATTGATTTTCTTACTTCAACTCGTTTTTCTTCCTTATTATAAAATATATCTTTTCGTGATACATGAAATGGTTCTTTTTTAAATCTTGTTTTATTTGTAGTTCCAACTCCCGGATGTATATGCACATATCTCTTATTCAAATTTAAATTATCTTGAGCCATTTGCATTTGTGTATAAAACCAAAATGCGTGATTTTCAGGTATATCTATTGAAGTAATTTCCTGTCTATCATTTCTACTCCCTGAAAAAGGGTGTTTTTTGTGATATGTATATACGTTATCATAAACGTAAAAATCCATGAATAAATATCATTAAACCTTTATATAACCCTTTCTTTTTTACTATTATATGGAAAAGCAGGATTTAGCTCTACTAATAGTAGCACTATCCTTAATCTCAGCAGTAATATTTGTTGGGTGGGGAGCTATAAAAGGACTCATATTAGATCCTGAAGTTCAAATGACAGCTGAACAATATGGAACAATTTTCACCTTCGTATTCGGTATTATGATCGGATCAGGTCTAACATATTTGGGAATTAGAGCAGGACAAAATCAACAATCACCAATAGGTCAAGCCTAAAACGGTATAAAATTCTTCAACATTATTTTTATATACTATTACAGGTTGTTTGATACATGGTAGAATATGTAGAATTTCCCGATTTCATAACAAAGGGTATTGAAGTCGATACAGTAGATGAACGCAGGATCTTTAAAGGTCATATAACTGCTGAAATCATTGATAGACAACATGAGTTTATTTTTGTTAAAGAAGTTATGAAAATTATGGAAACCTTCATGTCGGTAAATCCCGTTATATCAGATTATCATAGTAATAGAATGGTAGGAAAAGTCATTTCTTATGAAAAATCAGAATATCAAGGAGTTCCAACTGTATTAATTACAGGTGAAGTTTACAAAAAAGATGGAGTTACATTATATGATAAAGTTTGGGATAAGGTTGTTAAAGGTGAATATGCAGGATTAAGCATGGGTGGTGCAAGTAAAGAACGTGAACCAATAGCCAAAGATGGTAAAATGGCATTAGAATTAAGAAAATTAGAGTTATATGAGATAGCATTATGTGATACACCAGCTAACCCATTCGCAATTATTGAGGAAGTAAATAAGTTTGCAAAGGCAGTTGGACTAGAAAAAATGGTAAAAGAACACCAAGAAAGACAACAAATTAGGTGTAATAGCATACATTGTAAGTTTGAAAAGGCAGATAGTGTATATACAAACAGCGGTTCAGATTCCCCAAGTAATCCTAATGGAACAGATATAGATGTAGATGATGATTTAGACCATGATTATAAGGGTGATGAAGATAAATGTAGTATTTGTGGCGTAGTTAAGACTAAACATGGATTAAAACAGTTTGATAAACCAGTAGAAAAACTAGATTCTAAGACTTTAGTTCAACGATCTGCGGAAACAAGAGCCGATAATGTAGGTGAAGCAACAGGAAGCCCAAAACAAGTTAATGATTTAATGAATACCATTCCAAAAGTACCTTCAAATAATAATGTAAAACAAATTCCACTTCAACGTGTTAAAAAAGACCATGTTGAAGGTTTTCCTGAGAATATAGAAGAAAAAGCTAGAAAGAAAAACAAAGAAATGGAAAAAGATCAACCAATAGGTGATATAGATGCTAAAGGTAATTTCCCTTTAAAACCACGACAAAGACCAAACACAATGACAGATTCAAACAGTAATGTAAACAAAATGATTGAGCATTTTGGGGTAAACAATGTTAAAAAAGCCATTGAAGAATATGAAACAATAGAATATTTGAAAGCATTGGCAAGAAAATACAGTATATAATTCTTTTTAGTTTTAAAAATTATATTTATATACTAGAAAAATTTTTGATATATAATAACATGACACAAGAAGAAACTACAAAAACAGAAGAAATTTCTGAAATTCAAAAATCAGATGATTCTTCCGTAACATCTATTCTTGCACAATTAGTTAAAGCACAAGAATCAAGAATTGATTCCTTCGAGAAAAGATTCGATGGTCTTGAAACTTTAATTAAAGAGCAAAACAAGAATCCAGTTGATAAAGGTGTTGAGGATGATACTCAAAAACCAGCAGTTGAAGCATCTAATGATGTCGGTGATCCTGACAAATTAGGCGAAACTTATGCACCTTCACCAAAAGCTCAAGCTTCTATTGTTCAACCACAACCACAAGAAGTGGGCGACTCAAAAAGCGATGCTTCTAGTTTAACTATGGGCAAAGCTGATGACAGCGAGGACAAAAAAGAAGATGAGAAAAAAGAAGAAGTTGCAAAAACTGAAGATTCTGAAGATAAAGATGATAAAAAGGAAGAAGTCAAAAAATCTGATGAAAAAGTAGATTCTGAATACGAAATTGTAAAGACTGTAAGACCAGCTTTAAGAGCTAGAGATGACGAATCAACCATACCAACAGGCTATCAAATCTTGAAAGCCATTTCAGGCGGTTGGAACGGACAAACATCTAGTGCAGAAGAAGCACTCGTTATAGCATACAACAAACTAGAAAACGGTGAGTTTGGTAACGGACTACCGGGGGGAGCATATTAAATTGTCAACCTATCTAGGACTACGTTCAATCGATGAACTAGTAAACTATACCTATAACAGAACTCCTGATGAAATTTTAAAAGCAGGTTTCAGTACAACTGATCCGGGTGCAGGGGGCAACTATAACCCACTATTCGGAGCTATGGCATGGGCAAACTTCAACATGGAAGCAAACATATTCGCAGCTTTGCCAAAATATGTTTGGGATTTCTCAGGTTGGCGTATCTTTTCAGCAAAGGCAGCTAATTTGCCAACTGTAAATGATAAAGTTCATGGATATGGTGGTACTGTTGAAGGTGGTCAAATCTCAACAGCTGTTAAACCAACTGTTAAAGAAGTCACCGTCAAACCAAAGACTCTACAATATGTATTCGAAGCTTCTGAGCTATTAGAACAGCTCGTAGATAATTCTAGGGATGATAACTACGGATCTCTTGCACAACAAAGAGTTTACGCTAGTGATCAATTTAAGGAAAGAGTCAACAAAATGCTTACTGACATTCCAGTCAATGTAGTACAAGATGACAAAAACCAAAGATTAAACCTAGAGTCATTAGATCGTATCGTTGCATCTAAAGCAGAATGGACATTTGAAGCACACAACGTTGTTGCTGATAACTATGATCCATGGACAAGTGCAAACGGTAACGGAATTGACAGATCTACTACAACATACGATTCAACTGTAAAATCACCTTCAGGTACAATCGGTACAAAAGACGTACTAACTGATGCAGTTATTAGAGATGTACTTGCAGATGTGAGAATTGCAGCTGGTAAAGAGCCAACTCTTATGATTGGTGGACAGGATACATATTCCGAAGTTCAATCAATTTATATGAACGCTTATCGTATTCAAAACACAGCTGATCTCAGAACAGAATTTAGCGTAGGCGTAAACGGTGTTGATACCTTTACTGGTACAGGTGCAGGATTACATATATCCACAATATATGGACTTCCATTCATTCCTTCAAAGGATACACCACAATCAGCAGAAGGTGAAGTAGATGACTTGCTCATCTTAAACACTAGTGCAGATAAGAACGCTCCAAATAAACCATTATGTGGTATTCAAGTATTGAAACCAATCGTTTATTATGAAGCAGGCAAAAGACAACAAGGCTATCCATTCATTAACGAAGCTTTCACAGATAGAGCTTTGTATAATATGTTAGCAGAAACAACTTGTCGAAACTTTAAAGCACAAGCCAAAATTAGAGATATCGCTTCAGGAATTTAGAAAAACTTAAACTTTCCCTTTTCTTTTTTTTATTTTTACTTCTAAAAATTTCATCTATATAAAAGAATTATAAATCTATATATAATAATCTTTATATACTAAATCATTAAAATTTTAACATGGCAGTAACCATTACTACAAACGCAAAATATCAGCACTTAAACGCTGACAGATCCCACGTAATCAAGCCGGGTGGGGTTGGTGTAGAAAAAGAAATGGTATGTGATATTGCAGTAACCGGAAATGCAGATTTTGTAAACGGTCAAATCACTTGTGACTTTACACAAGTAGGATTTAGACAAGTATATTTCTGTATTATCGAGCAACAAAACGACTTCCAAAACCATGTTTATCAGTTCGTAGAAGCAGCTGGTTCAGATGCAGCTACCGCAAAAATCCATGGTAGAGTAAGATCAAGCAACGCAAACATAGCAAATAACCATACTTGTACTCTCACCGTAGCAATTCGTGGCGTATAAGGGAAAAACCTTATATAACACTTCCTTTTTTATATTATTAATGGCTAAAAATGCTCACAAATTAGTAACCGCAGCTGGTCAAATTGTCAATAGAACAGGCAAATTAAGAAGTATTTCAATCGCTGTATCAGGCGATAGAGTTTGGGAAATTAGACAAACTGATGCAAGTGGGGCAATTTTATATAAATTAAGTACCGCACTTAACGCTGTATCACATCAAGATTTAGACTTGGGATTCAAAGGTGCTTTACACGCAACCGTAGCAAGTGGCTCATCAGGTGCTTTAAACGTCATTTACGAATAATCTAATTTAAATATTATAAGACTATTTTGTTAATATGGCTAGAACTGAACCTGTTTATTGTACTGTTACTGACGTAGCAGATTGGCTTAGAATATCAGTAAATGCCAACTCCGATCCTAGTACAACAATGGTTAAAAATTATATAATGGACAATGAGGATAGAATTGACCGATTAACAGGTCATACATGGATGGATGACAAACAGGTTAGAGAAGAATTTAATGTAAATAAATTATATGATTGGGGTAGAGGTATGCCATTATTCCCAAAGAAAAGGAATCTTAAAACATTTGACCGTACTAAAGGCGATAAGTTTGAACTTTGGGATGGGGAAAATTGGGTTGATAACACACCAACAGGTGATGATGACAGTATAATATATTTCCAAGAAATTAAAGGTGTAATTTATTTAAGAGGTTATTTGTTTACAATACTTAGAACAAATAGATTTAGAATTACTTATCGTTATGGTGGGGAACAAGAAGAACGTATTGCAGAAGATGAAAGTGTTCCAAGAGATATTCAAAAATGTTGCAAACTTATGACCTGTCTTGATATTTTAGCAAGTGACTTTACAATGTCACAAATTGCTTATGGTGGCGAAGGAAACATAAACAAAGAAAAAGTCATGGATAGATGGCAAAAAGAAATAGACAATATCTTATGGACTAGAAGTGAAATAACTCCGGTGTGGTAGTTTGGTTGTACCAATAGTAGCAGGTATGGTAGCTCGTATAGCTATGACAGGTTTAAGATTAGCTATGCAGGTAGCTAAACAAGCATCTAAAATGGCTAGTAAAGGTAAAGGTAGAGGTAAAATAAAAGGTAAAGGTGGTTTACTTTCAGGATCAGATTCAGGGTATAATGATATTCAAGGAACTGGTAATTATTCAGATCTTTATTCTTATACTGCTAATAATCAAAGTGAAAAAGCAGAAGCTCATAAAGATAATTTAAAAGAAATAAATAGACTTACTGATAATATTCAAAAAGAATTAATACAAAAAATTCAAAAACAAATTGGAAAAGATGATATTACTTTTACAGGTAATTTAAGACAAAATATAAAACCTGATTTTGAAGGTGATTTTAAAGCGGTATCTGCTGAAACTCCTTATGCGTGGTTTGTTGAATTTGGTTTACCACCGGGAAAATGGGTTAATTTTGATGCACTAATGATATGGGTAGAGGGAAAATTAGGAATAACAGATGAACAAGAAGCAAGAATAGTTACTTCTAAAATACTTAAAAAAATAAATAGAGATGGTATAGCACCCAAAAGATTTATGAAAAAAGGCATAAAATCGTTGATTTCAAAGCGTGGGGCTATTGTTACAAGACGTAGATCAAGCTCAAAAACGTCTAATAGTCAACTATCAAAAACCCTTAATAGAGTGTCTAAACAGGTAAAAACAATAAATAAATATCTTAAGAAAGGTGATAAAATTATGAGTAAAGTAGGTGCTATTAAATAATGGCAGATGGATTTATGGGCTTAGATTTTGCTAATGATATAGTAGAATTATTAAATAGTAAATGGAAAAACGGCTCAGGCGGTCAAAAACCAACATTTAGCACACAATGGAATAAAAAAGTTGTAGGCTTAGGTTCAAGAGCATATAATGAAGTTATTATAAGTATAGATGCTGAAAACCCTCAAATTTATAGCTTATTGCAGGGGGATTCAACAGATGCAACTAAATTTACTTATGATTGGCTACATGATGTTTCAATATCCGTAGATATACGAACAAGCCTATCAGAAAATAGATGCTTACAAATGGTTAATGAAATAATGAGAATAATTAAAACTAATGTTGTTCCTACAATCAATAATAGAACATATATACAACTTTTACCTGAAGGTGTAACTTCATTAAATGAAGAATACAGAAATATATTTAGATATATGATAAGTGTAAGTGGAATAAGATTAAACCCATAAATCTTATATACTTCGAACACAGGCTATATATATGGTTAGTAGTGCATCGAGTGCTTATGTAATAAGATCTTTCGAGAATACATTTGGAGCAGGCGGAACAGTAGAACACGCATTAGGCTTTGATGCTAAAATTTCAGGTCTTGAATGGACTAATAATCAACAATCTTTACCTACTTTATATACACCTGAAGTCGAAGCTTTTCTTTATGGTAGAAATGCTGGAAGTTGTTCAATCGAATATACTTTGGGAAATTCATATTGGCTTACAGGATTATTTAACAACCCCGTAACACAAGATAACACAACTAATAATACTCAAATAAAAAGAATTTGGAAAAGTGATCCAACATTAAATGCTAATATTAGAGTTCCAAAAACACAACATTTAGAATTTGGGGCAGCTTTAACAGGTGAAAATGTAGTTAGAAATGCTAAAGGTGTAGTTACTGAAACAGTCCAATTAAAAACAAGTATTGATAACCCTGTTTCTATTACTGAAACATTTGCATGGGGAAAAGAAGATGCAATAAGCACAAGTTTAGATTCAACAATTCCTAACAATGCTTCTTTTACTGCTATGAATTTTGTTCATTCAAGTATAGAAATGCCTAATGGAACAGATTTAGTAAAAGTCCAAGATTTAGAATTAACAATTAACAGAAATCAAAAATTATTATGGGCTTTAGGAAGTGCTGATGCTCAATCTGCATATCCTCAATTATTAGAAATGACAGGTAAAGTAATATTAGCATTTGAAAATGCAGATGCACTAGATAAAGTAGTGGCTAGAGGTGAAGTCGCAACAATGGAAATTACAATTACAAATGGATTAACTAATGCAGCTGAAAGAAGTTTAACATTATTATTTACAGGAGTAGGACTTTCTACTCATAGAACACCTACAATAAATCCGGGTGAATTAATTCTACAAGAATTTGATTTCACTTGTAGAAATATAGTCGCAACTTCAGTAGATGCAACTGCTATATTTAACTGGACATAGATACCTTTATATATAAAGTATATTTTATATAATCATGCAAGAAGTAGAAGTTAGTTTACCTGTCAATGGAAATAATATAACTATAAAATTTAAAGACGATATACCATGGGGTGATTTTCAAAGTATAATTAAAGATTCAACAAAAGAAGGAAATCTTGATTTTAATAAATTTACAGATAGATTATTACGTGTATCTGTTAGAAGTGAATCATTTGATTTTCAAAATCAAACAGAAATGAAAAAGGTCGGAGCAAAGGAAATGACCGCTGTAATAGGAAAGATGCTCGAAATACTCCCTTTAGAGATATATATGAACAATCTTGGGATGGGAAGCGGGGGAAACTTGGACTCGATAATGGCGAACCCGACTCAGTAATTAATTATATATACGCTATTTGTGCATTATTATTTAAATGGGATAAAGAACAGGTTGATAAACAACCTGCTCAATATCTAATGAATACAATACTTATAAATATCGAATTGATAACAAATTTGTTCGATAATGTGGGAGTTAAACAAACTTGGTTGAGCAATACACCCTTAAGGTCGTAATAGACGATTCTAAGATACGGGAGCTAGAGAAGCGACTAAACAATTTAGGTGGCGGATCTACTGGTGCAGGCTCAGGCGGTAAAGGTAAAGGCGGTATAGCAGGTTTATTTTCAGGCTTAGGTGGTGGTTCACAAAGCGGTATGATGAAAAATTTAGGAAAATTAGGTGTTATTGCAGTAGGAATAATGGGAATAATGAAAATGGTTCAAAAAATATCATCTTTAGTAGTTCAATCTTCACCAATGTTACAAGGTATGCTTAAACTGTTTAACACTTCAATTTTAATGATATTTAGACCAATCGGTGACTTTGTAGGATTTTTCTTAAGACCAATTATGATATATTTCTTAAGAACGGTGGCTTTACCACTTTATAGATATTTAGCACCAATAATGCGACAATGGGGAAGTACACTTGGAAATGCCTTTGTAGAATTTCTTAAAAACCCACTTGGTATGTTATATGGAATATTAACAAGTATAGATTGGTGGCAAGTATTAAAATTATTCCCAATTATAGGTGCAATAGCAGGTATTTGGGAAGCAGTTAAATTATTAGATATTGATTTAGGTGAAATTGCATTAGGTATATCAGAAGCATGGGATACTGCATTATCAACAACACTTACAACACTTGAAGAATCTTGGGCTACTTTAACAGGGTGGTTTACTAGTATGTCAACAGCAGTTACCGATACTTTAAAACCTGCATGGGATACTTTACAAGGTTGGATTGAATCTATTGTAACAGCTTTTGAAAAAATATGGGAATTTTTGCAACCTTTATTAAATTGGCTTGGTCTTGGTGATGATAGCGGGGGCGGTGCAACTCGTGAAGATAATCCAGTAGTAGATAACAGAACAGGTGATCGTGGTAACAATAATACTCAAGTTTATATAGTTGAACCATCGGGTGAAGTTCATGCAGGTGATCAATCCGCTATTGCACCACCAGTTCAAGAACAAATTGAAAATCAAAAGAGGAATCATAAATTTAGTTAGGTGATATAATGGCATATAAATTAGAACTTAGAAAATTAAATACGGCGGGAACAACTATAATGAAATGGACTATACCTGTATTTGATACATTTAACTTTCAAATAAACACACCTGTAACTCCTACACCTTTACCTGAAGAAGATTCTGCGGAACAAATTTTGGTAAAAGTAGAAGGAAACTCTACACAAGTAAATTTAACTTGGAAATTAATAAATTATTCTACTAATCAAATTACAGGATCAGGATTTTCAGGTAATTCAAAAACAATTTGGGAACAAATGTTAGGAATGAAAAATCAATTTAGACCAATAAGTATTGATGATGCTTTTGAATTAGCAGTAGTAGATGATACTAATCAAGATGTTATAAGTTGGGCAGGTACAACTGCTTCAATGCAGGCTACAATTAATTCCATGTCACCTGTTATTGCAACAGCTAATGTTAAATTCATGGAAGGTAATGTTGTTACATTATATAATGGTGATGGAGCAAAACCACCAATAAATTTCTCAGCTTCAACAGGTTCATCATCAGGTGAAATTGACTTAACTTGGACTAATCCTACTGATACCGGAACAGGTAATCCTTCTTTATCAGGTTATAGAATTAGATATAAAACAGGTAATGCTGAATGGACTACTGAAGATTATACTGGATCTGCAACAAGTAAAACATTAACTGGATTAACAGCTGGTTCAACTTATGATCTTCAAGTTAGTGCTACAACCGCAAATTCATCAGGAAATATGTCAAAACAAATTAGTGCGGTGGCGAAGGCATAGTGGCTATTTGTAAGGCAGTTGTTAATCAAGTTAACAGTTCGGGTAGTATAACTTCAACAAGAGATGAAAAAATAGGTTCTTCCACCGTAACAAGATATGGAACTAGAACAGTTGATCAAGGTGTTTTTAAGTTTGGAATGGGAACAAAAATTGATGTTAATGACAGATTAACATATATTCAAGATATAGTAGATACAGAATATTTATCAGCAATATATAATTTTCAACTAACTGTTAATGATGAAGGGGGTTATAATATGAATCCTTCAAGTGATTTACCTGCAAGTAGATTTGAATCACCTAATCATTCAAATAATAATGCAAAATTTCAATCTCAATATACATTAAAATTTGATGAATCTTCAACAGATCATTATGATATACCTAATAATTCAAAATTAGATATGTCAAAACAATTTGATTTGTATGTTTATTGTGATTTTGATTCAAATTTGGGCAGTTATTCAAGTGGGGATAAAGCAATTATTTTTAGTAAATATAATACAAATGGGGGAATTGAAGTAGGATTTAAAGATTCAGGTGTAAATAAAATTTTATTTGTTAGAACAAAAGCAAGCGGTTCAAATGCAGTTGAAAGAGTAGGAACTACTCAAACATTTGGAAATAGAAAACCACGACTTATAAGAATAAAAAGAGATGAAAATAACCTTGTTTCATGTTATCTTGATGGAGTTTTTGAGTTTTCATTTACAGATACAACTGATTATGGAAATGGAACTAATATACGAATTGGATCAAATTCAAGTGGTTCTGATAAATGGGGTGGTCATATAATGCAATTAAGATTTTATAAAGGCTCATATTTAACAGATTTAGATCATGATGTAATAAACCTAAGTTCACCACAACCTATGACTATAAAACTTTCAGGAACAGTTTGGAAAATTAATGATCAAACAAGCCCAAAACAAGTATTTGTTAGAGGTGATGGTAAAATATTAGTTGAAACAAATATTACTCCTGATATACTAAGTGGAACATCTACTAGTCCAAATAGGACAAAAAATGTTTATGATGCTAGTCAAGATAATTGGTCAATAGTTGAAGATATACTTTCAAATGTAGATAATTCATTTAAATTTAAAGAAGCAGGATCAAATAGTGGATCAAGTAATTTTTCAGGTAAATTTATAGCTACGGGCAAATTTCTACAATGTGTTGATTTACTTTTATTAGAATCTGAT